AGGCAGAGCCAATGAAATAACGAATAAACGTAAATTTAGAGCAGCTAAAATAGCAGATGGAGCAGGTAATGGAATAACATTAAAAACATTCAAAAATGAAAACTAACCTAACCCAAGCAATCACCATTCACTCCGCTTATGGGGTGGAGGTGGAGTATACAGATGGAGAGATTTTTACAGTCGATTCAAAAATTGAAAGATACAACGAACCACTTAAAAAAGTAAGCGTTTTTAGAGCTATACACGACATCGAGCAAGGCAAAGCCAAACTCCTACTCCATTCACTCGACAAACTCACTCAAGAAATTGATGGGAAAGTTGGGATAGTGGAGTTGTTAAAAATAAAGCATAAAAGTTGGTTTGGAAGGCATTATGATGATAGATATTCTGAAACAGATATTGAAATTTGCCCAGCATACATAAAAGCATATGTAAAATATCACGCACCACACTCAATTGAGGTTTGGTTAAACGAGATGGAAAACACTCCAACATGGATAACCAACTACCTACTCGCCAACCACTACAACGTATTTGGATTGTCAAGTGAGTATTTTAAAGAGAAATCAATTAGCAAAAACAACGGTAGCCGTGATATTGGATTGGTTGATATGATGGATATTGACACTTATTAATTTAAAACCCAACTAAAATGAAAGGAAAAGCATTAGAGAAGTTCGAGGAGTGGGAAGATATTGAAGAGCTTAATTGTGATTATCAAATTTCTAATTTAGGCAGAGTAAAATCTAAGGCAAGAGCAGTTGAATTTGCTTATCCTTGCGGCAATAGGACAAGAAATATTTCCGAAAAAATACTAAAGCTAAAAATTAACAAAAAAGGAGATAGAATAGATAGTGTTCAGTGTGATATTAGAGGGAAGTCTTTTTTAATTAGCAATTTGGTTTATCAGTATTTTAGTAATGATAAGTCCTTGAAAGAAAAAGGATTTATAATTTATCATAAAGACAAAAATCCATTAAACAATTCTATTGACAATCTCAAAAAAGGAACTTGGTCAGAAAGCAGAAAAATGGATTTTAAAGCAAGTCAAAGAACAAAAGAATGGCAAAAAGAACGTTCAAAAAGAGGCGCTAAAGCAATGAAAGAAAAAGCCCTATCCAAAGCAATTGAGAAAGCAACTGAAGTTTTTAATAATTTGTAAGATGAAAACATACACTATAATTTACTTAGACTCTAACAACAATACGTTGCAAGACACGTATTTTACTGATTCTGTAGTTAAAGCTGAGCAAATTTTTAGAATTAGAAACAAAGATATTAAACAAATATTATCCCTTACATAGAATAAAATGACAAAACAAGAAACAATAAAGCAACACTACATCCGAGTTTATTAATTCGGGGATGTTGGAACAAGAAGCGGAGGAAACGTATTTAATAGTAAATAAATACATTGATGAAGAAAATGGTAAATGTGAAGTTAGCCAAAACTCATTGAGTTTAAATCTTAACAATATTGAGTATTTTGAAACAGTTGATAAATGGCGACCAATCTCATTACGTGGCATCGAAACCAATAATTCATGGATACGCGTCGAAAGCGAAAAGGACTTGCCGAGTGCGGATTGTGACGTTTTTCTTTATTTTAAAGATGGCGAAATTATGTGTGATAGATTTTTATTAAACTATAAAAACTTTGCAACAATAAACTATATACACGTTTCCCACTATCAACCAATAACCAAACCTTTACAACCACTACACTAAAACCATGTTCACGACAACAATGTCGTTAACACTAAACCTCCCTCTAACAGAAAGAGGGATGGAATATTTTAATATTAATATTTAGAAGATATGGAAAATAATAAATGCACTGAATGTGGTGCGTATAACAATTCACATTCCCCAAGATGCAGTCTTATTGCATTAGATGAAGCAAAAGAACAACTTGTACGATACTATGAACTTTGGTTGGCAAAAGAAATAGACACAAGGAAAAGAATTGAGCAATCTGAAATTTCTAATAAAAGAAAAGTTGATGCTATAAAAAAAGATAGAGATATTTTTAAAGGAAAGTACTTTACAGTAAAAGAAGAGAATAACAAATTAAGAAAAAAACTAACTCTATGACACTCCTACAACAACTAACAACATTAATACAAGCATCAAACCCCGAGTAATTATGAAAAAACAAAAACCAAAAATTTGGCGCACACAAGGGAATACGAGAAGCAAAAGTTTTTCATCTGAATTATTTAAAGAATATATGGTTTATCCAATAACAACCGACCAAATAAAAAACGCCCGAACCAATCCCGAAACATTGGAAAAGTTATTCCCGAAAGTGTTTGAAAAGCCAGTTGTTGAAGTTGGGAAGTGGTACAGAAATGGAGATACAAGCCACAAAAAAAGTGTAGTATTTTTAGTAGATTACAATAAGTCAACAAATCACTACAAAGGATATGGCTTTGATATGCAAGGAAATTGGAGTAATGGAAATGGCAATTATGTTTGGGGTTCTTCTAATTGGATTGAAGCCACCCTATCCGACCTACAACCACTATTTGAAGCTGAATTTAATAAAAGATACAAAGAGGGGGATTTGTTGGAGAATGTTGACGATTCTGATAAAAGCAATTTTAAAGCAAGCGATATTATGTATCATTTATTTAACGGACACCCTCAAATCTGCTCTAACTGTATCAGTATTTTTTACAACGGCAACTTCGCCAAAGTAATAAAATCAGCCAAGTTAATTAAAGCAGAAGAAGAACTTGAAGAAGCTAAAAAGAGGGTTGAAACTTTAAACGGAAAGGAATCAGACCAATATGTTTTCGTAGTTCAGAACAAAGGAACGTTAATGATACACGGTTCTTTTGTCACAAAAGACAAAGCGTATAAGTATATTAATGGAAATACAGACACTTATCATATACTTGAAATTAAATTAGATTAACACCCACAACCAAGCCTTAACTAAAAATTAAGGCTTTTTTATTTGTATAGGTCAAATGGATTGTTTAATTTTGTTGAACGTGAATTAAAACTACATGGCAAGACCAAGCGAATACGACTTTAAACTATGCGAAGAGATATGCGCAGAAGTAGCTAATGGTTTTAATATAAAAACAGTTCTTAAATCAGAAGACAAATACCCAACATTTCAAACTTGGTGCAATTGGAAAAGACAACATAAAGAGTTATTTGACCTATATGTAAAGAGCATTCAAGATAAAGCTGATTCAGTAGAAGAGGAATTGGAGTCTATTTATGATGGTTTGAAATCAGGGACTTACGAACCATCGCAGGCAAACATACTTATACAAACTCTAAAATGGAAAGCTTCTAAATATTATCCTAAAATGTTTGGAACTAAAAACGATGTTCACGATAAAGACGAAGAAGACGATTACGAAAACAAAGCTAATAACGTAAACGTTACTATTCAAATAAAAGACTACTCAAAAGATAGTGAATAGCTTAAATCTAAAATTTGACGTTAATAAATACGTTGCTCCACTTTATACAGAAGACTATTACGAAGCAGATGTTTATGGCGGACGTGGTCGTGGTGGTTCTCACGGAATAACACAACATTGTTTATTTGAAATGACTACAAAGCCTTATTTTAGAGGTTTTTTTGTTAGGTCAGTTAGTGGCTATATTAGAGATAGTCTTTGGCAAGATTTTAAAGATAGAATTGAAGAGGCGAGCGAATTAAATAATATAAACCTTAGAAAGTACTTTAGATTAAACGAAAGCCGTATGCAGGCTATTTTCTTGCCTAATGGTAATATTATCAAATCTAAAGGGTTTAAAGCATCGAGTAATAGCAATACGGCTCATATGAAGTCTATTGCTGGAGCAACACACATTTACGGCGAAGAGTGGGAAGAGGTAGGCGAAGAGGAAAATAATAAATTGCTTGATAGTTTAAGAACTGTTAAATCGCCTATAAAAATTATTCGTAGTTGGAATCCACCACCAAAAGAGCATTGGTTAGTTCGTAATTACTTTGATATTGAACAAACAGAGGTTGACGATTACTACAGATTAAAACCAAAGGATATAAAAGGACATTTGGCGTTGTTTGGTGATTACACTATAAATAAATCAAACATAGACCCAAACACTCAAGCACGTTACGAAAGATATAAAGAAACATTCCCAAGATACTACTACACACAAATTAAAGGCTATGTTTCAAGCGGTGGAGATAGACGTGTTTATTATAATTGGCAGAAAATACCATACGCTAAATTCTTAGAAATTGACGCTCCAATGGTTTACGGTGTTGACTTTGGTGACACTGCTAAAACATCTTTAACTGCGGTTAAGTATAAAGACGGAAACTTTTACAGACACGAAATACTTTACAAATCGTTAAGGGAATTACAAGTGCTTTATGGTGATAAAATAAACCACATAAAAGAAAAGTTGAGCCACATAAAGGACAATGACCAGAATAATATTTGGACTAAGCACAAAGGTCTTTTAACATACGTTTTTGAATTGTTAAACATTGATAAAGTATTTGATATGAATAATCAATATATATTAAGTATTGGTGCAAAAGGATATAAAGACTATCCTACATACCTGCTTGAAATGGGCAAAGAATATGCCGACGAAAGGCGTCGGTTGTATAAAATCCGTCATAATAAAAATAGAAATGTATTAGGTTCTGCCTCTTATTACGCAGACAAGTTGCTTTGGTAATATTATAATTTGTAAATAGAATTATAATATTTTTATAAAGAAATTTTTATTTATTGATATTCTTAAACTCGCACACCAGTCAATGCATCAATTGAGATATCAACGCCGTATTCAATAAACGCATAGAGGTCAATAGCTTTGGCACTCTGGTTAGTTCCAACAATCTGGACTGATTTAGGAACGCTTTCCTCAACAGGAAGCATACGAGACACATCAACATAGTAAGACCCGTAAATCATATCAAAACCAAGTCTATCAATGAGACCACTTACGATACCATCCGTCATACCACCATTTACTGCATTCACTCCGTAAAACTGGTTCTGGAACTGCTCATATGCTCTTTGCTGAGTGTTGTAAATCATATTCTGTCCAGATACAACCACATTAAAGTTGGATAGCTGAACCATTGGGGACTGCGAACAGCATCCAGCGGTATCAAAGGGCGACTGGAACACAGGGAGACCAGTTGGAAGACCAGTGTTAGCAGAATCAGCAATAGCAGAATAGAAAGCAACCAAAAGAATTGACTTGATATTGGCTATGCCGTTTGTAAGAAGTTGATTGACTTGTCCATTTGATGCGATATTGGTAACTTGGTACTGGTAAATATCAGTATATTTAATCTGTTTAATAGGACTGGAAAGGTAAGCACTTTCAAACACAGGGCTAAACACATAAGCGGGCACATACAAGTAAATGCTACGAGAAAGCTGTCCCTGTCCAACAAATGTGGAGAGAGTGGGGTCAAGGCAAACAGCGCCAACGGAAAGATTGGCAATATAAGATGTTGCAGTGGCATTAGCAATAGTATTAACAGATATGGTTGCTCCACCATTTCCAGTTGCCGTAGAGGCAATCATTAGGGGGCAAACACCACCAACAGCGTTTGTAACACTATTGATAGTTAGAGCACCCGTTGTGGCAGCGGAAGTAAAGGCTACCGAAGTGTTATTAAGGTTTAGCGTTGCCTTCATAAAAGCACCCTTAATTAAAGGGACGCTGTTGAAAAACGAATGAAGGTGTTTAAGATAAATAACCGCCATAATAGACACTTGGAACTGACCCTGAGTAGTAGCATTCACACCATTTACTTTTGAGGAGACAAATGATTTCCAAACATTAGTACAGGCTTGAGTAGTAAGCAAGTCAGCATATGTTCCAGACCCGCTGTCACCAGCAGCATCAAAGTTGATGAATTGAGACCTCATTAGGAAGCCCTTATTACCTTGAGTTGATTTGAAAGCATTAAGAGCACCCGACACAACAGGAGACGCAACAAGCAAGTTGGCGTTATTGCAAGTTCCCTGCCCGCTTCTTGAGGCA